ATGAAACTTGGGGCGCGTGGGGATTGCCTACCGAGGTTTTTGAGGATTGAAAAAAATAATGGCTATAGCAATACTCTCGACAGCTCTAATGGCGACACCAGCCCACGCGCAAGAGGAATGGAACCACCCCATGCCTAAGCAGTGGTACATCAAACTCGCCCAGTGCGAGACGGGCAATAATGTGCAGCATCGCACACGCTCGTATGTTTCTGCTTTTGGCATTTACAGGCAGACCTGGAATAACTGGGCCCACACTTCAGACCGTAAAGCCCACCTGCTTACATTTGCGCAGCAGGCTCGCATTGTCGATCGGATTGCCTACAAAGGCCACACGGAAAATGGCCGCTATCGCTGGCCTGTAGGGCTTTATGGCTGGGGTGCAATAAAGAATAACTGCAACGGCCTAAACGATGACCTCTGCAAATCTAACCACCCATCTGTTATAAAAATAAGACGCTGTAAGCGTTAGAAAAGGAACACCCGACATGGGCACAGAAATGTGTAAAAAGTGCGAAGCAAACACTTACAACGCTTTTGAAGCGTGGGTCAAATGGAATTGTAAAGGTGAAAAACCTGAAGACCTAGCCATCTGGAACATGTACCAGCAACGCATTGACAACTGCACAGAAAGCCACAGCTAACATGGACATCGAAGAGGCATTTGCAATAATGCACCCATCGCTAAATCTAAAACAAATGCAGCACCACGACAAATGCAACCACGGCCTCAGCACTTGGTTCCCTAAGATGGATTGCAGACAGTGCGAATTGCTTGAAATTATTGATGTTTTGCAAGCCCAGGCACAATCGTTGAGCACAGAGATTGCTCGTCTGGAAAGGGTGTATGCCGGTGGGCTTTGATCTGGAGTCATACGAGCCTGTAGCCAGTCGCATACAGCGTTTCTACGAGGCATACCCAAATGGCGCTATACATTGCGAAATTGTGCACGATGACGGTAAGCGCGTCATGGTCAAGGCAACCGTGTGGCGAGACATAAACGATGCTCAACCATCAGCTGTTGATTTTGCTGAGGAGCATCTCACTGATCGTGGGGTGAACGCCACTAGTCGAGTAGAAAATGCGTGTACAAGTGCCACCGGCAGAGCCATCTCAATAGCAGCGCATGGACTTGGGCCTAGCGATTGGACTAAAAAACCTAGCCGTGAGGAAATGGGCAAGGTTCAGCGCATGACGACGACACAAAGCGCTGATGGTGTGATTACTGAGCGCCCAGCGAACGCACCAAGCGATAAGCAGGTGTGGCTTTACAAGAAACTCCTGAAAGAGGCAGGCAAGTTGCCCCCACTTGACCTGGCATCATGGGACAAGTTCAAAATCAGCAAGGCCATTGAAACGCTAAAGAATAATGAGCCCGAGGAAATCCCACTGCCCGAGGAGGAGCCATTTTGAGCGACAACGGAACTCTTATTGACCATCTGTTTGATGTAATGAATGAGCGCAACGAACTACTGCAGAAGGTTGAGTCGCTACAGGCAATGCTTTATAAAGAATCAATAAAAGTGGGGTTAATGCAGACACGCATTGACGAACTAAAAATAACATTGGCAACAACAGCACTTGGCAACGCCATGATGAAGCTCGATAATGACTGAGTTTCTAGGCCTCGTAATCATGGTGTTCAGCGTTTTCATGACTGGCCTTCTATTAGGTCAGGCAAGCAAAAAATGATGCCCTACGGCCTCAACGGTGCATGGCATTACCCAGATTGCACAGCCACAACTAACTATGACCCTGACTGCGACTGTGTAGGCAACATGGCAAAACAACTCAGCGTGCTTGTAGAGGAATGCAAAAGGCTCATGCAAATTAACCGAACCCTAGAAAGCCAGCTGCGCCGTGCCACCCATGACTGAAGCGTCAGAGGCCATCTTTCAAGACCAGGTGATACGCATAGCCAAAATGCAAGGCTGGCTAATCTTTCACGCGTCACCCAAAATGGTACGCCCAGGTGTATGGCGCTCAGATGGCCGTGGCTTTCCCGATCTAGTTCTCGTGCACAAAACTCGAGGCCTCATCTTTGCAGAACTAAAAACCGATTTAGGCAGACTTTCTGAGCACCAGCTCGATTGGGGCGAGGCAATAGTGAGTGCCGGTGGGGAATACCATCTGTGGCGACCACAGAACCTGCAAGCCATCGCAGAGCGCTTAGGGCCACAGTGATGCTCAACTTCTGGTATGGCCTGCTATTCTGCCTCGGCATTGCAGCAATACTGAAACTGCGCAAAGACTAAACAACTACATACGACCACGGCCACATACGGGATTGCACTGTGTTGGCATAACACTCGGGAACGAGGGTAGAGCAGTGCGCCTAACCACCTGAGATGACTTGACCTGAAGGGCTGTTAGGAGAAGCCACTGTGCAGCGTCCAAACGACATAAATGCGAATGGCTGACCGTCCTAAACAAACCACCTGCCACAGTTACAAACTGAAAGTGGGGGCTGGCACAAACCACACAACTCGCTCACACGCCCGAGAGCAACCCGATGCGAAGCGAGGGGCGCTAGTAACATAAGCCCAAGACCACCCGACAAGGACACACACACATGGCAGGCAACAGAAAAACCACAGCACAATACAGAGCCAACAGGCAAGCGCTCCTAGAAGGACACCCAGACTGCCACTGGTGCGGCAAACCCTGGGACAAAACATTCCAAGCAGACCACCTACTCGAACACGATGCCGGTGGAGACGACTCACTAAGCAACCTCGTACCCTCATGCCCCACATGCAACGCCAAACGAGGAGCCATCTATGTCAATCGCAAGACAGCACAACGCCAACAAACACGCAACCAAGCCCTCAACGCCAAACCCCACAACGGCGAAAAAACCGAAAACCCCATTTTTTTGGAGCAACAAACAACCCCGAGCAAGCGTTTAGGCCATATATCCCCAAAGGAAAGCGAACTGGCGACAACTGGCGCGAACCAGCCAGGGCCTGCTGGAATTGGTCGGACTCAGCCCAGATTGGAAACGGCTCGAAAAGGGTTTTCTCTCTACGCAGATTTGGTTGCCGAGTTTGCTAGCAAGTACATGAAGGTTGAGCTGATGGATTGGCAGCTCTACGCCATCGATGGTGTTTTTGAGGTTGAGCCTGATACCGGTGATCTAATCAATCGTGCAGCGCTTATTTCTGTGGCGCGTCAGAACGGTAAAACGGTTTTAGGTCAGGCGTGTATTGGGGCGTGGCTTACTTCCATTGCCAAGTTGCGTGGCAAACCACAAACGGTGGTGAACTCAGCGCATGAGTTGTCGCTTGCCGTTCGCCAATTTGAAGTGGTGGCTCCGATTTTGCAGGAGTATTTCGGGGCGACCTTGAAGCGCGCGTATGGCCGTAATACTTGCGACATGCCTGATGGTTCACGGTGGCTTGTCAAGGCTGCAACACCCTCGGCTGGCATGGGCCTTAGCGCAGATTTTATTTGGGTGGACGAGGTGTACGCAGTCGAGGACAATGTGCTCGCCCACTCGCTACGGCCAACGATGAAGGCACGCAACATGCGCACAGCTGGTGGCTCACCGATCATGTTGATGACCTCGACTGCCGGTACTGAGGCCTCGGTTGCAATGTTGCGCTACCGAGAACAAGGCTTACAGCTCATTGATGATAAGCGTCAGGGGCAGTTTTACTTTGCTGAATGGTCGCCACCCCCAGGTGTTGATGTTATGGATACACGCTGGTGGGGCTGGGCTAACCCTGCACTCGGTGTCACCCTTGAGCTGGAGTCTTTACTTGCCGATGCTGAACACCCAGATAGATCATCTTTCTTGCGTGGCTCACTCAACCAGTTTGTCAATGCCGATGCTTGCTGGTTGCAACCTGGCGAATGGGAGCAGTGCATGTCTGACATACCTGGCCCTGAAGGAGGCTGGATAGCCGTGGACACAAGTATTGATGGCTCTCGCTACTCGGCTGTTCGCGCTGCAGTTGATGATGTAGGGGTTGCTCATATCACGGTTGAGTTTGTTGTTGGCTCATTGCCCGAGATGCAACAGGCATTATTGAAGGCCTGTGAAAACCCCTCGATAATGTTGGCTGTTACACCACCCCTAGAAAACCATGTGCCACTGTCTTTGGAGAGGCGCAAAAAGGTGGTGGGCTATGGCGAGTTGATGCGCTACACATCGCTGGTTAAGGGCATGATCAACGATGGCAGACTTGTGCACCAGGGGCAACAAAACCTTGCTGAACAAATGAACAGGGCAGTAGCAGTTACACAGCAGAACTCACTCGTGATTAGCAGTAAGCGTTCACCTGGCCCTGTCGAGTTGGCACGCCTTACCATTTTTGCAGCTGCACTTGCTTCTCGACCAAAACAAGGTGGTAAGCCAATGCTGGTTGTTGTAAATCGCTAAGATTAGTTCTGGTGCTGTCCTGGGCTTTCTGTCGGGAATTGCCTGGGGCAGTGCCACCCCCCACTAAGAAAATGTGAGATAATCCCATCATGGCGCTATTCAACCGAGTAAATAAAGCAGCAATCTCACCTGCACCGGTAAAGGCTGCAGCCTCTGGTGGATACTCGCCTAACTCTGCAGGCGTGAACCTGATCGGCCAGTACTACACCTACATTGAAGGCCCGGCACGCAACAGGGCTATGAGCGTGGCGACCATTTCACGCGCACGCGATCTTATGGCCTCGGTCATTTCTTGTATGCCTCTCAAGATGTATAACGAAATGTGGAACGGTGATGAAATGGAGCAAGTAAACATTGCGCCACGCACCTGGCTACGCCAACCTGACCCGAGCGTTACCTACCCATTCCTCATGGCGTGGACATTTGACGACTTGTTCTTTTATGGCCGTGCTTTTTGGTACATCACAGCACGCACTCAAGACGGATACCCCATGGCCTTTACTCGTTTACCAGCCGGATCCGTGACCACAAACGACCAGTCGGGTCCCGTCTGGTTCGCACCCTCTAAAGAGGTTTACTTCCAGGGAAACATGATTGACCCTAAAGACCTTGTGCAATTTTTGAGCCCTATTCAAGGCATTGTTTACATGTCTGAGCAGACGGTTGCCACAGCACTCAAGCTTGAAGCAGCACGCTATCGCAATGCAGAAAGTTCAATACCTGCTGGTGTTTTGAAGCAAACAGGTGGTGAGCCTTTGAGCGCCAGCGAGCTTGCTGATCTAGCGTCAGCGTTCAACGCTGCACGCGCCACCAATCAGACAGCTGCACTAAACGAGTTTTTGAGTTACACCGAGACAACAGCAACCCCCGACAAAATGCTCCTAATCGATGCAGCCAACTACCAAGCCCTTGAGTGTGCACGCCTCACAAATGTGCCCCCCTATTTGGTAGGCGTAAGCACAGGCTCTTACTCGTACCAATCCTCAGAGCAAGCTCGAGCTGACCTTTACATCTTTGGCGTGAAGGCCTACGCCGATTGCATTGCAGCAACATTGAGCCAAAACAATGTTTTACCTCGTGGAACTTATGTAAAGTTTGATACATCAAGCTACTTAGACGAAAACTACGCAGCCGATAAAATGGACAGCCCCGATATGCCCCAAGAAAACACACAAGAGGAATTAGCATGATCAGGTTTAACGCCACAGCAATAAGCATCGATGCAGCAGCAGCCGATGGCACCCCACGCAGAACCATCACCGGTATCGCAGCGCCCTACAATGTCGTGGCCACAGTCAATGACGGCACCGAAGTTATGTTTGCCCCAGGCTCACTACCTGTAGATGGCAAAAACCCAAAGCTGTACATGTACCACGACAGCACCCAAGCCATTGGCATTGTCACGGCACGCGAGGACACCCCAGATGGCATGCTGTTTACAGCAAAAATCAGCACCACAGCGTTAGGTGATGAAGCACTTGTTTTAGCAGCCGATGGCGTGCTTGACTCAGTGAGCGTTGGCGTAAATCCAACCGAGTTCGAGATTGACCAAAACGGCGTAATGATCGTAACTGCAGCAAACTGGTTAGAGCTCTCATTAGTGCCACAGCCAGCCTTCGCAGGTGCTACCATCACAGATGTAGCAGCAAGTATCCCCACATCAGATGAGGAAATGAGCGATAATACAAAAGAGGAAGCCGACACTCCTGAACCCCTAGAGCCACAGGAGAACCCAGTGTCAGAAACACCAGCCCCAGAAGTCATTGAAGCATCATCAGTTTTTGCTCAGCCAAAGCGCAAGTTCGTTATGCCAACCCCAGCTGAATACCTTGCAGCAATGCACGCAGGTGGGGACGCATTCCACAATGTAAACGCTGCATACAAAGACGCAGTACGCAACCAGCAGACAGCGCTTCAAGCAGCTGCAGGCGATGTACTTACAACCGATACACCTGGTCTTTTGCCAGTGCCGGTACTTGGGCCATTGTTCCAAGACCTCAACTTTGTACGCCCTGTTGTTTCGGCTTTTGGTGCACGCGCCATGCCAAACACACCAAGCAAGACTTTCATTCGCCCAACGATTACTACGCACACAAGCGCAGCAACACAGACTGAAAACTCTGCAGCATCAGCCACGACAATGGTTATTGCTTCAAACACTGTTACAAAGGCAACCGTTGCTGGCCAAGTCACATTGTCAGTACAAGACATTGACTTCACTGATCCTGCAGCATTGAACCTTGTGCTCAATGACCTTGCCGGTGAATACCTCATCGCAACAGACAACATCGCAGCTGACGCACTGGTTGCTGGTAAAACAGCATCAGGCTCTACCTGGACAGTAACGGCAGCAGACCCAACCACATTGATTAGCTCACTGTATGACGCAGCACGCGAAATCGCTGAGGACAGCAACTACTTCCCAACCCATCTTTGCGTGTCACCAGATGTATGGGAATTGCTTGGCCGTCAAACCGATGCAGACAAGCGCCCATTGTTTGGTTACAACGCCAACGGCATGATGACCACAAACTCAATCGGCAATGTTTCAGGCATGCAATACACCAGCATGAATGTGCTCGGCCTCACTGTTGTGGTTGATAACAACTTTGCATCGGGCACCATGCTTGTTGTGTACGCGCCAGGCTTCGAGGTTTACGAACAACAGCGTGGCCTCATGTCAGTAGAAGTACCAAGCACATTGGGACGCACATTCTCCTACTACGGCTACTTTGCTACTTTCGTAGCCAAGTCAAGCTTTATTCAAGGCATCGTAGTCGCCTAACCCGAAAGGCGATAGCCAATCATGGCTACATACACAGTTACATTCCATCAGCGTTTAGATAACTACGCTGTAGTGCAAACACTTGAGGCAACCGACATTGCCATTGGTGAAAGCATCACGCTTACTGGTTTAGGGCACGGCCTCAACGGCACACACACTGTTTACGCAATCCCTCAGTATCTGTACACAGGTACAGACTCTGAAGGTGATCTGCTACTCAACCCTGATGTGCCGATACCTAATCAGGTTATGTTTTACGATGCCGATGGTGATCTAGAACGCTCTGCAGCAATCCCACCTGGCACGCTTACTTACACGCAAACATGCACGTGGGTGACCAGCGCACAAGTGCAGTTATGGCTCGGCCTTACTAGCCCTAGCGCCGATGAGACAACCTTTCTTGCGCA